CTGTGATTGCAATCACGCTTAGCGTGATCGGGATCGGCTTTCAGATCGCTGCAACATTCCTAAAGCCTGCGTTGCCTGATGCTGGTGGCGGTGGCCGACCTGCTCAGCTCAGACAGCGGGCAAGAGGCGGTCAAGCCCGCACAGAAAACGAGCGCTTCACCCCGCGCTACGGCTTCGACAGCACGCAAGACATCACCACGCTGGGCAGCATCATCCCGGTGGTCTATGCCTTGCGTGAGGCAATCAGTGGCACCACTTATGGCGGCGTGCGCGTCAGCACTCCGATGCTGTGGTCGCAGATCTACAGCCTCGGTGGATCGCAACTGCTGCGTGCAATCTTTCTGATCGGCGAAGGCCCGATCAGCGCCGTGGATGCCGGCAATTTCGCCTCAGGAGGCAACACACTCACCAGCTACGACTTTGGCGATGCAACTGCGAATCAGGTTGGTTCGCGTCTTGCTGTTTATGGCCGATATGACAGCGGCTTGACCACGCGAATCGCTTCGGGTGATCAGATCTACGGCCGCAGCGCCTCCACTGATGCAGGCAATGCCGAGAACGATGGCGGCGGCGATGTGTACCAAGTCTGGCGAAATGGCGCATGGCAGCCGGACTTCTGCTCTGCCACCAGGCCAGGCAATCAAACCACTTTTGGCGTCTATGCCCTTTGCGGCAACGACTTTGGGATGCGCACGAATCCGAGTTTCGTGCCTCAGGTTCGTGCCCAGCTGATCCCCGAGGGCGACGATGGCGATGCCAAGGTCAAGTGCGTTGTTGATGATGCGGCATGGTCGCAGCGCCTGAAGGCTCGGGCATTCTTTGGCTCCCGCAGCGGCATCACATCCAGCGGCTTGAGCAGCATTGGCGGCACCACCAGCTACACGCTGTTTGCGAGCAGCGACAAGAACACCGCTTTTAGCCGCGACCTAAAGAACCTGGAAACAATCAGCGACTGGGTACTAGAAAAGAAAACAATTATCAAAGACGGTGCAGGCGTCTACACCAAACCCAGCAGTAGGAGATGGAACAACATTTATGACAGCACCCGCGACCAATCAACCTCTATTACAACGCTTGAAAATAAAATATCGACGACTATTAACAGCGTCAATGTAGACGCAAACGGCAAGGGCACCCTTAACGTAACTATATCTTTTAACATCACAGGTTTTTACGATGACAACGATGGCACCGATACCATTAACGAAGATCTAGAGACACTTAAGTCTGCACGTTTTCAGCTTAAGTGGCGGAACCCACTAACAGCCGACGATCCCGAGGACGATGTGGTTGTTAAATACAACTTGAAAATCCTAGCAAGAAGCCGCACAAAACAAGAATTCACGACTGGTGGAACTATCGCTGCGCCAACGGTCACCTTCGGGACAGTTAATGGCGTAACGGTAGTCACAGACGTGACAGGTGGCGGAGGCACCATCAACGACATTACAACAACAAACACCCGCTTTAAGCCTACGTTCAAGATTCGTGGCTCTGGAGTAAACGCAGTAAATGAAGATGCTGCAACGGTTATCTCCATTACCCGAGATCTCAAATTCAACGCCAAGAAAGCCTATATCGAAAAGGCCGAGGACATCGCATCAACAGTCGCCGGCCGTCAAAAGGCTTGGGATGATTCCCTGATCGAAGGCGAGCTTTACAAGATCGGCTCTGGCCTTGCTGTTTGTGATTCCCGCAGCTCTGGCGTGTTTATCTCTGAGGCAGACACCACCGGAGGCACCACAAACGCCATCACCGCCACCTTCAGGACTGTTCGCACCGGAACGGTCAACACCAACACCCAGGCGAACATCGAGACATCAGGCCTCGACTGGGTAAACACCGATTCGGCTTTGCGTGAGTGGCGCAACGTCGCCACAACCGATGGCCACATCTTGCGTTGCGCCATCGCCAGCATCTCCACCACGCGCCCATGCCAAGCAGTCGAGCTTGGTATCCGTTCTCGGCTTGGCATTCGCATCAACGGCTTGACCAATTTCCGCGAAGCGTTGAGCTACTCGGACTGCGACAACAGAGCGTGCCTTGATTACAAGAACGACATCGTGGAGCAGGGCAGCACACTACAGACCGATGTTTACCAATCCAACATCCTGAGCGCCCCTGTCGAGCGCTACAGCTTCTTTGCGATCTATTACCGCGAGGCCGGCTCAGCAGCAGCTTTCACCAAGCTCAGCAATGCCTACGGCGTGCGTGGGGCAACACAGCAAAACGTCTTCAACTACATCCAGCTGAGCATGCCCTCTGTGAAGCAGTGGGAGTTTCAGATCGAGCCGTACTCAGGCTGGGAGATTCGCAACACCAGTGTTGGCACCTTGTACGTGCTCGAAGCAAGCCTTGGCACCAGGCAAACCGTGTCCGAGGTTGGCGGCGTAACCGTAGTGTTCAACGGCGCATCAGTCGCTCAGTCTGCGGACACCTTCGCTATTCCTACGGGCCGGCGCCAGGCCAGCAAGGGCAGCCTGACTTATCCCAGAACAGACCAGACCAACTTCCCTAACGGCGATCTGTCCTACATCGACACATGGGGCAAGCTGGCCGAAGCCTTCATCTATGAAGAGATCCAATCCTCTGCAGCGGCCGGCCCCGAGCATGAGGTGGTCTACGTCAACGAGATCGTCCCCAACAGCCCGGCCCCGGCTTACGACAACTTGGCCCTGCTAGGCATCAACGTGCTGTCATCTGTGGAGTGGCAGCAGTTTGGCCAGTTCAGTTGCTACGTCACTGGCGGCAAGACATGCCGGCGGCTGCGTTCCGGCCAGACCTTAGGCCCGACGCACTTGTTCCCCGATGTGCTGCTGGATCTGATGACCAACACCACCTATGGCGCTGGTGATCTGATCAAGGACAGCATGATCGACTTTGTGGCGTTTACCGCCGCCGCTGACTGGTGCAGCAGCCGGAAATACTTCTTTGATGGCGTCCAAGCTGATCGCGTCAACCTGCGTCAGTGGGCAGCCGACACCGCAGCGGCCAACCTGCTGCTCTTCGGCGAATCAGACGGCAAGTTCTACCTGCGCCCGGCCCTGCAGTTCACAGCGGTGCCGATCAAAGGCCTGTTTACCGCTGGCAATATCGTCGAAGGCACCTTCAAGCTGCAGTACCTAGAGCCCGAAGAACGCGAGCCAATCCAGATTTCGGTGCGCTACCGGGAGGAACGGGCCAGCAGCGACCCAACAAACCCCGGCATCTTCCCAACCGAGCGCGAGGTGCTCGTGCGCGAGGTGGCCCCATTCGGCAGCGCCACCGATCCGGTTGAGTCGCTTGATCTGTCGGATTACGTGACCAGCCGCGATCAGGCAATCGATGCTGCCAAGTACATCATCAGAATGCGTCGCATCCCGACCCATGTGATCAGCTTCCGCACCACGCACGAAGGTGCCTTGGCCAAGCTTGGCCCGAGCGATTACATCCGAGTGGCGATGGATGAGACGCAATACGACGAGTTCAACAATGGCGTGGTCACAGCCCAGGGCGCAGTGGTCAGCACACAGACCCTCTTCCCTGGCACTTACGACGTGATCGCGTGGAATGGCACCGAAGGCAGCCCACCGGCTGACACCAGCTTGGTGATCAGCAGCGATGGCACCGCGACGCCTACCGGCGTGGTGTTCACCGTCAAGAAGGCTGCAACGCAGGTTCGCACCTATCAGATCGAGCGTGTCACACCTGATGAAGAGGGCACCTTTAGCATTGAGGCAGTTCACATGCCCACAAACTCCTCGGGAGTCCTAAAACTTGCCGAGGCGTTTGATAGCGGTTCAAGCTGGGTGATTGAGTAATGGCAGTTGCATTCCCGAACATCGAGCCCACCAGCCGCAACTTCACTGCGCCGCGATGGCCCACCACTGGGCTAACCACGCAATCCGGCGTAACCACTCGCCGGCTCTGGGGCAGCCGACCAACTCAAGCCCAACTTCAGCTGCAATTCAATAACATCACCGATGACAACGCGGCGCTGATTGTTGGCGCCTACAACGAAGCGCAAGGTGCCATAACAGATCTCACTTTGCCGAACGCAATTTTTAACGGCGCATCAACTAATCTCAGAGGGTGGCTGGATACAACATCTACAGGAGCAGGAATGCTTTGGTTCTTTGCCGAAGATCCGCCAACTGTTGAAAGTGTTGCGCCAAATCGCTCCAGTGTCAGGGTCAACCTTGTCGCTGAACTTAGACTGACCTAAACCACAGCGGACCGATGGCCGTCAAGACCAGCGCCACGGCGCTCCTCAAATTCAAGCTGGGCGGCGCCGCCACCTACACCACGATCGCCAAGGTGCGTGACGTGCGGCTGGACATCAGCCGCGACGCGCTGGAAACCACAGGCGTGGGCCAGACCGATCGGACCTACGCCTACGGCATCCGCAGCACCAGCGGCAGCGGCACCCTGCTTTACGACCCGGCCGATACGGCCACAACCGATCTGATGCAGCAGATCCTTGAAAACACCGAGACACTTTCAGGCCTGCAGCTGGTGCTAAACACGGGGAGCAGCGATGGCACCATTTCAGGCGATGCCCTGATTACTGCTGTCGGCCCAGGCGTCAGCGCTGGTGATTTGATCACCGTTCCGATCAGCTTCACAATCTCCGGCAGCCCAACTGGATCCTTCTGATGGCACTCCTCGGCAACGGCGGCATCCTCGAACTGAGCCGAGAGTGGCCGGAGCCGATGGCGCTTGCAGCGGCGGCAGCTATTCACTCAGTCAGCCCAGCCCGCATCAACCTTGGGAACCCGGACTACTGGACCGGGGACCGCGTTGTTCTGAATTTCCCCGGCGGTTCACCGTACGCAGGCGGCAACCCGCCAGGCTCTGGCGTGTACTTCGGCGGCATTTATGTGCTGAGTCAAGCCCGCCTGCACGTAACCGGGCCGAATGCCAACTACTATCAGGCCGATAATTCAGTCGCCTTCTACGACAGCAGCCCAATCAACGAGTTCACTGATGGCTACATCAATGTAGATGAGCTAGGCAGATTTAGGTTGTTTGATTCAGAGCTTGGCGCGTACAACTTAGACCCAAGCAGTGAGATCCTCGTCAGTCCGTTTTCAACGGTCAACTTTGTCGTGGCCCGATATAGCAGCGATGCTGATTACCTGGCCGCGATCGACAGCGCAGCTGCAAGCATTGCGAATGTGACGCTACCTAGCGACAACCAGCTGCTTGAAACAGTGACCGCAGTGCCGGCTGCCATCACGGCAATTTCCGAAGACCCAGACGGCCGAGGTTGGCTGATCCAGTGTGAGCTGACTGAGTGGGCGCTTGATGTGGATGCCGCCAATCTCGACATGACAGCCATTGGCGAAACCTTTGGTGAGAACTCCAAGGCAT